CGTTTCTTGAGATTAACAAATTCCTCTTTCTCTTTTGGTTTGTTAACCCAAGCTGGCTTATAACCATATAACTTAACAGCCTCTTTATAACCTTTCTCTGTTTGCCAATGAGGACTCTTGGTATCAACAGACCAGAAACCACCACCTTTAGCTAGTTTATATCCTGGCTTAACTTCTTGCTTTTCTTCTACAATCTCAGAAGGGTGTCCTGTAGGTTTGTTTGGATTCCTTTCGTATTTTTTCTTTTTAGATAATTGCTCTCTTACTTTATTATCTAAAGCAAAAACATCAATAATCTTATTGCCAGATGAGAACATACCTTTTTCTTCTGTGTTCCTCATCTTTTTGGGTGCATCATCATCTACAGGCTTTGTTCTAGTGCCTACAGGCTTCTCTGGTTCGTCCTCTTTGTATAGGTCACTTCTCTGCTTGGCAGCAGCAACAGCTTGTTTCTCTGTATCGTATTCTTCTTGCTCGAACCAAGGGTAGAGGATAGGTAAGACCTTGCCTTGTTTAAGCAAACCCTTGCCATAGACATTAACCCATTTGCCGTTCTTGTTTTGGATAGTTTCTGATCTTTCGTGCATATTAACTTGCGCCTATTCTAAATGCCCTAATATAATCATCAGGGGTCTTGTTAATCTTACCGTCTAAATGGGGGAATACCTCAAGTAGAGGTCTACCATCTCTAATCACATAACCAAGGTATTTACGAGTACCTTGTTTGCCTAGATACCAGTTAAGGGCAGCCAAGTCTTGGTCTGTGTAACCTTTTGCCCCAATAGGGTCTTTGTATTCTTTCTTTAAGCGTTTAACATAAGAGACAATGTTCATCTCATTAGGGTCTGAGAACCCACCTTTACCATTAAACCTCTTGGCTATAATCTCATCTTGTAACTTCTGATTAAGGGCAAATTCTTCTCTGCTTAAACCTTTAGCATAGTTATCATCTACATCGTTATAGAGTATCTGAAACATCCCTGTAGCACTTGAATTAGGATTAAACAGATTAACCCCATTACTGCTCTCTACGAAGGCTATGCCTTTTTTAAAGGTGTCTAGGCCACCTGATAATAGTCCTTCAGATTTCATTAATCACCAAAGTTAAAACCTGCTTTTAGGTTGTTTAATTTATCTCTAGCCATATTACCTGTATCAGATAACATATCCTCGCCTTTAATGGCAAAGCCAGTGGCTGTCATGCCCCACATAGTGTCCTGGACAATGTTAATTTCCTTAATTGATAAGCCTTGTTTCCTCATCCAATTTCTTGTTGCTGTGGTTAGTCTGCCACCCTGTCTTTTATAGGCGTGTACCATGGCGCTTCTAAAGAACTTACTGTCCATCAATCTATTAAACAAGCTCAAACCACCAACAGCACCAACACTCTGTCCAGCAACATCACCACCAAGTGATGCGCCAGCATAACCACCTAGTCGTGCAATTGACATATTAGCAACAACACTAGCAGAGGACTCAAAATTGCCTAGTTTTTTGCTAACTTCAGCGATATTGTCCCACTGTTTTGATAGGTTTGGAAACATACCTTTTAGTGTGTTTAATCCTGTTTTTGTTTTGACCATTTGTGCCAACAACCTTCCATCGTTAGACATTAGTGCTGGGGAAACGGTTGCTTGAATCATCTTTATTACATTTGATGATCCTTGAGGCAAGCCAGTGGTAGCTTCTAGTTTCTTGATATGATTTATGGTTGTATTCCAAGCGTTCCAGTTAAAATCTTTTTTAAGCATTGATTGAACCAACCTACCAGCAGCCTCTTGATCTTGAGATGCTTGAAACAATAACTTTCCATATTTACCACTAGGAATAGACTTAAAAGCCGAGTATTGTTTGTCAAGTTTGGTTGTATCTTCTCTGGATGCTTTTTTTGTGGCTTTGTTGATTATGTTGGTTAGGGTTTTATGGAACTGCTTTAATTGAGGAACGTCTGATTTTGCATATCCATTCTTACTTTTTACCGCATCACCTCTGGCAAGGTTGATAGCCTCTCTAATTTCTCTTGCTGCTATGATTGGTGTTATTTGTCCAGCCTCAAGCTTGGCTATTACCCTGTCTACAGAAGACGGTATGGGTAGTCCTGGTAATTTTTGACCATTTCGTACTATTTGAGAAACATCTAACCACTTATTGTAGAAACCAAGTATGGATTCTGTTTTTATTGGTGCTGCTTTTAATTTTTCATACCGAGATTTAAATGTTTGCTCTACCGAGTTAAAAATCCCTTTAATTGATTCATGCAATTTGAGTGAACTTGAGGAAAAGTCATCACCATGTTTTGCTAGTTGTTCTGCAACTTCTTGTGCTACTCCCCTTTGTGCGGCCTCCTTGCCCTTGCTTGAGGCGAGGGTTTTTGTAATAGTACCTATTGTTTGTCCTGGATGCGTGACCCCCCTCATCATCTTTCCTGTAACAGTTCCAAATGGCTCTAACACTCTGGGTGCAACAAATCCTATTGCTGCCGAAGTCATTGTTTGTGATGGAGAAAATTCCTCATCAGAACCCATTGCTTGTTTCATAACCTGTCTTTCTGCATCTGCTGCTGCTGTGTAACCAGCACTTGTTGTGCTAGTGGCAAGTCTAGGGGCAAGTTCTTTACTTACTCCTTTCTTAACCATATTCTTACTCATAAGGGCGGCAAGTCCACCAGTTAAATAGGTGAATGGGTCTGTTGCCATACCCTTGATTACATCGGGCGCTTGCCCAGTCCAATGTGAGGGGTTTAAAAAATCCCAAGCATCATCGCCAGTAAACTTAATAAAGTCTCTTGAACCAGAACCCCAAGGGCTTATTTTTGAAAAAGTCTCATATCTCTGAAGGGCGTTCTCTTTTTCTTCGTCAGACTTGTTTGTGTAATAGTCTAGTGTTTCCTTGCCAGCACCAAAGGTCAAATTACTCTCAACAAAGTTCCAATTACCAAAATCTTTCTCGATTAACTCTCTAATATCACCCTCAAATGGCTTTCCTTTCTCGCCCTCGTAATTCTCTTTAAGGAGGTTTACATATTGTGAGTTAAATGGCAATTCTTGGTACTCATAAGCCATGTCATTCTCAATGAATTCCAAATAACGCTTTGCAAGGTCATATTTTTCCTTGCTCATAGCCTGGTTAAAGAGTTGCTTGGCCTCTTGCCTTAACCCTTCATTTTCACGATATTGCTCAAAACGCTTTTTTGTTTCTGAGGCCATACTTATTTTCCTATATCTAGTAGTTTTTGCTTATTCTTAACAAAGTCTTGATCAACTTGTGTGCCAGCACCTTCAGAAGCAAGTTTTGCAAAATCAGGGTCTGTGGCAATGCCAAGTTCATTCTCTGGGTCGTTCCTCCATCTTTCTTCCTCAATTGAATACTCTGCAAATGTTGCTTTTGGATTTTTTGTCCTCCAATTCATCATGTGTGCTTTAAGTTTTAAAACATTTTGAGAGAACAATTCTGAATACTTGAGAAGCAACCTGTTGCCATCTACAGACTTACTCAATGATGTGGCAGCGCCCTCAAACAAGCTCATCTCTCTGTCAGATATAGCACCTTTGGTTTGTGATGTGTAAGCCAAAACTCTATCTACAGATAATGATGCAAATAATTCTTTATCGGCAACATCTTGACCAAAGAACTTTCCAGCTTGTGTGGCGAAATCACCACCCCAACCAGTGTAGACACCCTTGTCGAGAATTCTATTCATTTCTCTAATTTGTCGTATATCCTCTCTAGCTGTATCACCCCATTCAGCAAATTTAACCTGTCTTGCGCCAATGTTTTCTGCATCAACTTTGACATTGGGATCGCCAGAACTCAGATAACGCATGTGTTCAAATATTTCTTCGTCTGTCCACCCTGGTTTTGTTTTTTTCCAATACTCGTAATCACCTATATCAGTACCAGTGTTATATCCTTTTGATGTGGCTGTTGGTTTTAAATCCTTCGCCCAACCCATTGCTTGTTCAGCATAATCATAAAAACCAGCACCTCTTAGGGCATTAGCTAAATCCATAAAATCTTCATAGCTTTCAGGATTAGGAAACTGTTGTTGTATTTCTTCAAGGGCTTGTTGTTTGGCTATTCTAGGGTCAGGTGTACCACCCAACATACCTGAGAGTTGTTGTAGTCCTTGACCATACATATCACCAGCCATAGATGAGGCGTACATCATTCCACCACCCAGAGGTAGTTGGCCTGCCTTATAAGCATCATCAACTATCTGCCTATCCATGTCGGCTCTAACATCAAACATACTTGGGTAATTAACTGCCATCTTTATCTCCTATGAAAAAATACTGCTTGCGAGTGAACCCCAAAAATCACTCTTAGCTTTTGACTTTTTAGCTGATTCCATTGCTAAGTTATCAGCCCAACGAGTAGATGCTAGACTGACGTTATTAATGTTGCCTGGTGTGTATGGAGCAGGCTGGTTCATCATTGAGTTGGCAATATTGCCCACATCTGTCATCATGCTCACCTCACCTCTTTGTCTAGCTAGGCTTGAATCTATCAAGGCTTGGCTTTGAGCAAATGCATTGTTATAGGCATCTAGGTTTCTTTGGTCGCGTATTGCAGCCTCTCTCCTATCTTCTGTGCCTATCGCATAATCACCAGCACCTGTAGCTACTTGCCTAGCACGTCTGGCTGCATCTTGCCTATCATCTTGAGATGCAAAAGACCTAAGTGTGTCTTGGTAAAGTTCGTCTCTAGCACCTCGCCATCCGCCACCAATAAGACCATCGGTTTGATCAGCAAGCACTTTTTGTCTTGCGTAATAGTCATCATAGATAGCCTGATTCTCTGGAGATAGGGTAGAGGTCATCATATTCTTATCTCTATCCCAACGAACCTGACCACCAACACCTGTAATTTCAGGAGTAGAGCGTTCCCATGCCAGCTTGTCTAATTCCTTTTGACGCTCGAAATCTTCTTCTGCGTATCTAGCACCGCCTCTGCCACGACCACCAAGCATGCCAAGTGGAAGTTGCACTTTTTTAGTTGTCCCACCATGGTCAAATTTCCAACCCTTTGTGCCATCTCTATTTTTTACATAAGCACGATTGGTATTACCGTAAGCCGCATCTTGATAACCTTTGTCTAAATAACTTTGTGCCATCTCTATTCTCCCTTGCTTCCTTTAAACATCTGTTCTTGTAAATCCGTTGTTGTCAATATTTGTTCCTGCGCTACCACCTGAACCACCAGAGCCTAGTCCATCACCTGATTGACCACTTTGTCCAGAAGAACCGTTATTACCTACCGAACCACCAGAGCCACCTGCTCCAGCAGTTGTTGTTCCTCGGCTACCACCTGCAACCGCACCTGCACCTCCTGAACCAGCAGCAGTTAAAGTTCCTGCTCCACCATCAACAGATTGTGAGATACAACCAGAGCCACTACAAGTAGAGTTTCTTGAACCAGCAGTACCGAAGGACTGACCTCCACCGCCACCGCCACCTCCAGCGTGGTCACGGTCAGAGAAACTTTGGTCATCAGTTGAACCACCGCCTCCTCCACCGCCTCCACCTCCACCGAGGATTTCGCCATTGTTGTCTAAAGTAATATCTTTTTCTAAGAGCAAAGCAGTGCCACCATTACCACCTGCTGAACCATTTGCAGCAGAACCGCCTCCGTTACCTCCCAGCCCTCCAGCACCGTAAATATAACCATTGTTAATGATAGTTAAAGTGCCTGCTACACCATTGCCAGTTCTTAGTGCAGATGTGCCAGTAGCATCTGAATAAACATAAACACCTGAGTTGATGATAACATCTACATCGCCTAACTTATTGTCTGAAGTTAGTACAGTATCTAAGTCTAATTTATTAACATTACTAGAAACTGTATAAGTAAATTTTCTCTGATAAAAAGTTTTCCAAGAACCACCATCCTTAACACTCCCAGTAATTACCTCTTTCCAAGAACCACCGTCCTTAACAGACACCTTTGTAGGTTCTTTAAAAGTTCCAGAATCTTTTATCTTTATACTCATTGTTTAGCTTGATACCTGATACCAAATATCACCATTAGAACCACCGCTTGCGGCAGACGTACTAACTGTTCTAGCACCATCACCATTAGTGCCTAAGTTGCCTATTTCTGTTTGGACATAAGCAGTCGTTGCCACCTGTGTTGTATTCGTATCGGCTGCTGCTGTTGAAGCACTGAAGCTCTCAGAGGTAGAGCCGTTCTTGTCTGCCTTTGAATTGACTGCTGTTTGTACTGCTGTGAATTCAGTATTAAAGTCTGCTCCTGATATTACCTTATTAGCATCTGAGTCGGCTAGAGCATCTTTACCTGACCAAGATACTGCTATTGTGTAGTTACTCATCGTATCTTTCCTTGTTTGTGTAGAATGGTTAAATTTTGTAAGGAGGTATCAAACCCATTACTCTCTATATCTATTGCTAACTTCAAATTCTTGGCACTACCTGTTAGATGTGTCTTGTATTCTTTCAATCCATATACAGGCTTGTAAGTAGATGAAGATGGATGAAGTGATGCAGTATGTGTGTGTGTTGCTGTTGTTGCTCCATATAAAGAGGTTGACGAACCCCATAGAGAGGTTGAGCCTGTGGTGGCTGGGTTTAATGTAATAGAGGTTGTTTTAGATGGTGTTAAGGAGAAATCTCGATACCACTTCAATCCCAATGTTGCACCAGAACCTCCCTCAATAATCATAAATAAACGCTTTAAAAGTGAGGCTGATACATTCTCACCAAGGTTTACCCAGATTGTTGCAAAACTCCCAGTATAAGAGTTGTTGGAATAACTACCACCACTAGCATAATCCTTATCAAAGTACCCCTCATAAGTAGCTATACTTCCCTCCTGTTGTCCAATAAGCAAACCGTATAATTCTGTGTAGGCAAGGCTTGCTGGCTCTCTGTCGGAGTCGAATGACCAAGTGGTTATTCTAGGTACACCGCTAGGGGTGACGTGTTTCATGTCGAATATATAAGAAATGTTCTTATCAACAAAGGACATTATGTATATACCCTCGTTCTCGACATAGACTGACTTTACGTTGGTGCTATTGCCAATATTTCTAATCAGTGTGTCTTTAATATTGACTGAATAATCAGTTAGGGGTAACTTGTCTTTCTCTGTGGTTCTAGCTAGTGATCTAAGGCCTGTGTCAGACAAAAATACCAGGTCATCAGCAATCGCTTGTACAGAATCTCTTGATACACAACCAATACCTCTAATTACCTCGTCTAATGCTAGGGTGGTAACATCGGTAGGATTGTTGTAGATAGCAATATTGTTCTTACCAAAGATAACCAACTTACCATAGAAGGGGGCTAGGGCTACTATCTCGTCATTACCCCAAACTTTATTTAGGTTAATTGAACTGGCATCACCACCTGTCCAATCATCACCATCCAAAAGATTAGAATGGAATACAACACTTTTTTCCTCTGCGACACCACCACACCATACTCTACCGTAGAATCCCATGCCACAAGAAGGGTCAAAGGTTGTTATCCCAGTAGGTTGTGTTGCGTGTGCTGTCCACCTAGAACCAGAGGCCAGTGAACCATCATATCTTTGTGGTGTTGCTCCAGCATGGAAACAATGAAGTCTCTTATTAAAATTAACAAACTGCCAATCTCCAGTTGTACCAGATACCGTTCTCTTAACATCTGCACCCGAAGAAGGGAAGGCAGCATCAGGTGTTGTGAAATCTATCGTATAGATAGTATCACCAGAGGATGCAAATATCTTATTCGTACCTTGGTCGTTATGCTCTGTTAGCGATCCAATCTTAGCAGAGGTCTTTAACACTTGTTGCTTAAAACCCTTCCTAAAAGATATTCTTCCTGATTCCCTTAGTACGACATTCTCTGCCTTAGTTAACCAAGTATGGTCTAAGGTTGATGGGTTATTCTGGGTGTTGAGTCCATTAACCCCAATGTCATCTAATGGTTGATATGTAATTGGTTTAGGCAACGTACCACTCCGACTCAAATTGTGTATTGCCCGAGTCAAGCATAATGGCTTGCTTCACGGCTTGATTGGTTTCTTCTGCTGCGATAGAGGCTTGTGTTCCACCATCTTCCCCCCTCTCAGCAATGGCCCTTGCCCAAGCACCCAAGACCACAGGTTTACTTGGAATCTTGATTGTTGTAGAGGCTGTTTTTAATTCGTCTTGATACTTTACAATATCAAATGAGAGGGTCTGAGCAGAGTTAGGAACGGGGGATAAATCTACCTTTAGATTATTAGAGGAATCTGCCCCATTAAAAGCATAGTATAGAGGCTCGCCAGATGCATCTGTGGGGTACTTTATGCTGTTCATGTACTGTCGGCTTACCTGAGACAAATTAATGCCTGTAGTGTTGTTTATGACATCCACAATCTTGATCTCTTGACCAGAACTTAGGTTGTAATTCTTTGTGCCATCTACTGTAGTTACATCAACTGTTTCTCTAAGAACTAACCAGTCGTGATAAGCCTCGATACTGCGTTTAGAATCATTCACTAAAGCACCAATCACTTTTTGATAATCCGTCACTGTAGTAGAGTCATTGATATTGCCAGACCAATCGGTAGCAATAGTTTCCTCTCTGAGTCTAATTAATACTTCGTTAATCAATTCTCTAAAAGTCATAATCTATCCTTTAATAATCTCACCATGTACGTTGGCCTTGCCCTTAATAATATCTATCACGTCTAGCTGAAAGGTTTTGTCTTTAAACCAAGTGATAATGCCAAAGCAATGATTCCAGTTATGGAGTCTGCCTTTAAGCCATCTATTCTTCTCAGCACTCATGTCCTTTAAACAACCCATCGACCAAGCAGAGATGTTGCCATCTTGTAACCTTGTGGCTGAGTATCTCTGGATGTCATGTGTGTGTCCATAAATTAGGTTAACTCCGTAAGCATCCAAATGTTTCTTGGCATGATTAAGTCCACAGTAAGCACCGTGTATAAAGTTTGCTTTACCAAGGCTTAGAACCTCGTTATATCGTAGGTACTTGTAACCTCTCTCATCCCATTTACACGCCTTTCTAAATGTATATCCATCAAGGTATGGGTTTTCTTCTACAAACGCATCAAGCCATTCATCATGGTTGCCAGCACATATATAACGCTCTTTGCAACCTATCTTATCCAACACAGCATCAACCTTGTCTATCTCTTTGTTGACTGACTTAATGTCTTTATCAATAAGCGGTAGTTGGTACTCTAGTGGTGGTCTTTTTCTTCTCTTGTATCTGTGTCCATTGACACTAGACCATTCACCAACATCACCCAAATTAATAAAAGTCTGTGGCTTTATGTGTTCTATCGCCTGTAATACTACCGAATAAGCCTTCTTATCGTGGATCGGGAAGTGCTGATCGGGAATAACAATTCCAACCTTCATTTGCCTTTAGCTAATTGCGCTCCAAAATAAAATTCTACAATCATAGTAGCCCAAGCGAATATCTCATCGAACTTCAGCATACCTTCTACAGAGATGTACTCAACTACGTCTGGTACAAACTCTATTCCTAATAATTTAAATCCTTCCTTTACCGTAGGAATAACCGTAGGTATATCCCATACCACTGGTGCTACCTGAGTAAAGATAATCAAACCAAGGATAACCACAATAATGAAACGTCTGTTCCAAGCCGCCTGTGGTGATTCTTTGTTTGACTGTTCTACCGCCTCTGCAATAGCCTTCATATTCTGGTCACTACGAATGATAGACAACTTCATCATATCGCTCTGAGCCTGAGACTTTAGAGCTAGTAACTTACCTAGGAATCCTAAGATAATTGGTACTATGTTTACTAGAAGATTAATCACCCAGTCTATTCCTTATTTATACTTTGTTTGGTAGTTGTGAATGATGTCAATCATTTTGTCCAGCTTCTCGTCAATCCTGTTGAACATCTCTTTGTTATCATTCTGCATCTGAACAATCTGTTCTTGCATATTTGCCTGCTGTGCTTGAAGAACTGCTACATCCTTCTCAATTCCAGTTATGTAAACTATGGCACTCAAAATGAGAACACCTGTTGTTGCTATATGCGATAGGCTTATTGCCTTGCTGACGTGCCATTTCTCTTGTGCCATAATATCCCTTATGCTACTTTTTCAGCTACTACTTCTTCTTTCAGACTCTCTGTTAGAAGTGACATAAAGGCATTCCTGCCTACGTTTAGCTGGTCTAGGTTGAATTGACTTGAACTAATCTTTCTGTCCAAATCTGTAACGTGATTAACCAAAGCTACTTGCTCTTGTGTTAAATCATCTACGTTGTATTCTTTATCGTCAATTGTGATTGTCTGTTCTTTTGTTTTTTTAGACATCTTCTTTCCTGTTGTTGTTATGCGTTTTCTAGTTGCTCGATACGAGCCACCGCCTCTTGTAACGCACCCACTAATAAAGGTACAAGTTTTGATTGGTCAATTCCTTGGTAGTCCTCGACTTCTCTCTCACCCATTACAGCTTCCGTAACCAATTGTTCTTCAGTGCGTTCTTCTTGTGCTTCAACAACTACATTACCATCTTCGTCTAATTCTTCTTCAACTGCTGGAATAGTAATTGTTTCATATTGCGCTGGGGTGACTTCATACTCCTCGGTAGTCATAGCATCTTTCTCACCAGTAACAGCTTCAGGAACAACCTCTTGTGCTTCGTGTGCTAGGAATCCATCGACTGTTGTATCAGCATCTTTAATAAAGTTAAATCGACTTGGATTGAGTAGCTTGAGCCTATCGATAGAGTCTGTCATTGGTACTACGTTCTCTTTTAGGCGGTAGTCTGAGGATGTGTTGTAAGCGGTTGATGAACTCGATGTTATTATAGTTCCAACTTCTCCACCATTATTTGTATGTTCAAATACAACCGCTCTATAACTATTTCCTTTTTCACCAACTAAATTTAAAGCACCAGTCCTATTAACAGTACCATTTGTATGAATCCTTCCATTTGACTCGATACGCATCTTCTCATCACCATCAATAAAAAACTCGATATTTGTGCTACCCTCAACATTCCCACCGTCTGCGCTAAATCTCAAATCATTACCGTAAGACACTACTTCGTGGTACAGTCCTGAAGTTGAGGTATCTGTTAATCTTACTGCTGGGTTGGCTGAAGAGATATCAAGTTCTTGTGATGGGGATGATGTGCCAATACCTACGTTGCCAGAGGAGTCTATGCGTAGGCGTTCATAACCGCCTGCATATATTATTTGGTTGACTCCACTTCCACCGTAATGAATCATATCTTCACTTGCGTCAAGTTGAATATAAGATACTTGGCTTCCGGCATTGTGGAATCTTACAGCCGCACCGCCTGCGCTATCCTTTTCTATAACTAAATCACTTGAGGTTCCTGCATCTAAATGTAAAGTGCCATCAGGACTACTCGTACCAATACCTACGTTGCCACTACTATCTAAAACAACATTCTGAGTGCCGTCATTCTGTAGTCTTATTTCCTTGCCAGACCCATCCGCATTAAGAGTTAGATGTTCTGTCGAACTTTTTATTGTAGACATTAGCTACTCTCCTATAATTCTTGTGCATCTAGCATAGCTTGGTAAGCACTGACTACCTCGTCTGTCCAAGTAGCGTTTGCGATTGCTACCACCTTTGGGTCTTCATTGGTTAAGTCATCCGATGGTGCAAGAACGTGTCTATGAAATGATGATGACAATACTGCTCCATCTTCCAGCACTCTTGTTGCTGTGCGTACTTGTACTTGCCCCATCTCTAATACTTCAATCTTGTCTACTACTATTTCTTTTGTTAATGCCATTGCATTCTCCTGTTGTTAAATGTCCGTTCCAAGAATCCACTTGGAGTAATTAAGAAGTGGTTATGTAGGTAAACGAACCCCTAGCGGTATTGTTATTATTCATTCCACGTTGAGCTGAACCTTGTCTAAAATTCCAAACATTTGCCGCTTGCACGTAAACCGCAAATACATTTGATGTGTCAACGTTTTGAAAACCACAGACACCACCTGCTTCAATACTTGGAGTGAAGGGAAGTCCAGTAAAGTCAGTGCTAGCAACTGCAGAAGTTGATGTAAGATGAAAATTACACGTTACCATCCTTCCCACTTTTGTGTATGTAGCACTATTTACTGTCCAAGTTCCACTCCCAGGTGCAGGAGTCCAAGTACCTTCCTCATAATCGTCTAAAGCATTGGCTGCTGCTGTGTCACCGTTAAATTTAATTCCGTGTTGGTCTATTCTTACTCTTTCTGTTTCTGTTGCACCCGAAACTGTAAAAAATTTAGTTTCAGTACCAGTTGTATGTATCGTTCTTTTAATGGTGGTTGGACTATCTGCTGGATAAGATTGTCCAATAACAGTTCCATTTGCATAAGGATGTGAACCTATATTAATAGCATCACCAACATAGTTAGCAGTATCAATGAATTTATTAATATGTCCTAATTGAAGTCTACCTTGATTAAAATTAACTTTCTCACTCGAATCAATAGTAATAGCAGTAGCATCACCACTATCTGTTATAGATGTCTTGTCAATTCCACTAGCGAGAGTATCGCTGTCTACACTACCATCAGGCAATCCACCAACAGATAGTCCTGTTA